AACGGCCCGCCGTACGTGCTCTTCGCCAGCGGTCCATTGCTGCCCCAGACGACGTACTCGCACTGGTGCCGAAAATAGCCCGTATGTGGCCCGCGGCTCGACTCTGTCTTGTCCCAGGGGATCACTCCCCGCCAGAGGAGGCCGCCCGCCTGGAACGCATCGGTCGCCAGAGGCAGCTGCCGCCAATCCGAAAAGCACAGCGCGTAGGCGCCCGGCCGCAGCTGCTCACGAGCCAGAAGAAACACCAGCGACAGCCAGTATTTGAAGCTTCTCGCGTCGCGATTGTCGCCGCTGAATTCCTGGTTATGCGCCGCGCCCTTGGCATCATGCTGCACGTACTTCGACACCGTCGATTGCATCCGATCGCCACGCACCGCCCCGCCGCTGCTATACGGCGGATCAGCGATAAGCGCATCCGCGGCCACGTCCAGCTGCGGCAGCACAATCAGCGCATCGCCGAGATACAGCGTGGCATTGCCAATAACCACCTTATCCAGAATCGGTTTCATCTATGCCGCCGTATCGATCGCCGGCTGCTGCTCGTCTGCCGACAGCCTGCCCCACGCATCCGCCACAAAAATAGCCCTCGCCAGCAGCTCGACAAGCTGGTCGTCGTTCATCGCCGGGTACCAGTCAGCCATGCTGCTGAGGATGGCCTCCGGATCCATGCCCGCGCTCAGCGCATCGAGCAGCGGCTTGAAAACAGGCGCCGTGAGCATTGGCCAGTCGACATTTGCAATCAGCGCCGTGTCGATTGCCTCTTGCGCACCGCGCAATGATCTTGCAGCGCGCGGCCCCACCGCGCCGGCCGCCAGCGCTGCCAATGCCGCCGCGCCTTTTGCCTCCGGCACCGGGATATCCTGCCCTCCATTGGCGCCGACTCCATTGCCCGCTGGAAGCTTGTCAGCCACCGCAGACTTCCCGCCGAGCACCTCCTCGCCTTCCTCCGCCTCGGGGATATGCAGGCGCTCGCGCACCCAGGAGGCCGGAATATTGAACAGCGGCGACAGCTTCTGCAGCGCGTCCGCATAGGCCACCAAATCTTCCGGAACGCCGGTGTCGAACTCCATCCGCGGGCAGCGGCGCAGGCTATCAACGCCCCCCCGATTGAGCGCGATCAGCGGATACACCAGGTGCCGCGTCAGCGTTCCAGCCACCTGCCGAGCGTCCGCCTCGATGATGTCGTGGCGCACCTCCTGGTGCACATTCCCCAGTGCGTTGGTGCTGCTCTTGCCGTCCGCCTGGCTGGTCAGCGTGCCGCCCAGGATGCACTTGCTCTGCGACTTGTCCGCCCACGCCACCATGTCCAGATGCGAGCCGCCGCCACTGCCGCTACCGCCCGCAATCTTGGTGATTTCCAGCACCATGTCCGCCGGCATGATCGCCCGCGCGTCGTGCCCGAGCGCCGTGACCGCGCGCATAAGGCTCGCCTTTTCCGCGTCCGTCGCCCCGGCCGCGTACTTGCCCACCACAAAGGGCAAGCCGAATGTCTCGAGAAATTCAGCGAAATCGCCGATCCCGTAGGCCTTGTACAAGAATGGCCACGACAGCACCCGATACAGACCGAGCCGCGCGATATAGCCGGTCTTGGCCTTGCCGTGCTCGTGAAAAATCCAGCCGAATGGCGTCAGCTCTGCCCCGTCCGCGCTGCCGTCGCGCAGGCGCAGCGCCTTGCGATCCTGCGACAGCTGGAACCACTCCTGCGGCCTCGGGAAGAACTCCGGCAGCAGCTCCTTGCCTTCCTTGCGCCACTCCAGCTCGATTCCCGAAAATCCGTGCCCGACGCCGTCCATGCAGGCCAGAATCAGATCCTCGAAATCATCGACCCCGTCGCCGATCACCTCTTTCGCCCACTCCGCCGACGCCTTTTCGGCCGCCGTCGCATTGCGTGGCGGAACGATATCCCAATCCAGATTGAGCAAGCCCATCTTGCGCTTGCCCATCTCCGCATAGAGGTGCGCGTCGCGCTCCTCCATGTCCGCGAAAAGCCGGTGCTGGCTGATCAAATCGCCGTTGTCCGCCGCACGCAGCGCCGACGACAAGCGCGCCGGAGACAGCCCGTCTAGCATCGGCGTCAGGTACTGGTTTTCCAGCGCACGGATCGACGCCGTCTGCGGCTCGCGCAGCGAACCGCGGTCGATTGCCTTCCCATACTGGTCAAGAATCGTGCTCATAGCATGCGCCGTGACGCTTGCCGCCCGGCCTCCTCGAAGTCGTTGTCGGCCATCCGGCCCCCCGCACTGCCAATCGATCGCCGCGCCACCGACTCAAAGCCCATGCAATTCCCCGGCAATCCCTCCTGGCGCAGCGCATAGTTGGCCAGGAACAGCCCAATCGCGAAGTCTCCGTGCCGCTGCTGCTTTGCTGCCTGGCCATCGCCACCGCCACCCGCACGCTGCGTCGCCACGTGCGGCAGCTTGGGAACCCCGTTGATGCGCCGGATCGCCCGCAGGTCATCTCTGCACTGCTCGTCGCGCGGCAGCTCGTCGATCGTTCCATCCTCGAACGCCGCCTTGAAACGCGGCATTTCCGTCAGGTAGAACGCCTCGGAAAGCTTGATCTGGTCGATCCGATGGCCCCCGTACTTGTCCGCCGCAAATTCAGCCAATGCCGCGCCGTTGCCGCCCGCATCATGCGAGCCGCGGCGAAACCGCGGCAGCCGATCCACCACGAACTCCAGCACCTGCTCCTGCTGCTTGAACGGGCAATTGCCCAGCTCGACGGATAGCCGGCAGCGTTGCACCAGGTCTTGCCCTTCCTCAATGATCGGCATCACCGTCAGGTCGCCCACGCGGGCAAAGTCCAGCCCGTAGCCGTGCGCCCGTTCCTTGTCCAGACCCTCCAGAATCGGCAGCAGCTCCTCGCGGCACCACGCCGCCACCTCCAGCCGGCGGACCGGCTCCGGCAGCAGCTGGAAAGCTGCATCCCAGCGCATGCGAACCACCGGCGTTTCCGCCTGCATGCGCGATTCGATCAGCGCCATCGCCAGGTACACGCCGCCGCCCTCGCTCGGGATCACGTCCAGCTCCTCCGCCGCCGTGTCGCCGTACATCGCATAGATTTTTCCGACCCACGCCTCTTCGGTCTTGTCGACCAGTCGATCGCCCTGGATCAAAGCCACCCGCTCATACAGCCCCTGCGCCACCGCATCCTGAAATGTCGTGCGGTGCAGCGAGTAGCCCAGCCGACCCGCGCGCACCTGCTCCACCAGCTCGTTGAACGGGTTTGTCGTGCCGTTGTGCGAGCTGAGCAAGCGCACCTTTCCGCCCCAGATCAGCATCGCCAGCGCCGCCTTCATCAGCCCCGGCAAATCATCATGGAACGCCGCCTCGTCGATCGTCACCCGGCCCTGCTTGCCGCGGATCGACCGCGGCCGGCTGGACAGCGCCAGAATCTTGTTGCCTGACGCGAAATCGATACGGAACGCCTTGATGTCGTTCCCGTCTTCGTTGTAAAGCGTTTCGCCGACCCAGCTGACGGCGTACGCAAACGCCTTCGCCCACATCGCGCAGTCGTCGATATAGCCGCGGGTCATGTCCTCGCTATAGCCGATGTACAGCGCATCCATGCCGCCCTTCTCAGGGGCCGCAGAGAGCACCGCCTCGGATGCATCACACCAGCTCGCGCCGATGCGCCGCGATTTCTCCCACAGCGCCACGCCGGACTTGTCGGCGACCCACTCCCGCTGGTACGGCAGCAGAACCGCCGGCACCCGCGCGTTCTCCGGCGTCCACAGCGCGCTGGTGCGGGTAATCGCCATCAGCCGGTGATCCCGAGAATCTCGCGCCGGATCAAATCCACCGACTCCGCCGTCAGCCCGCCGCGCCGCGCCACCTTCTCGACCGCATCGGCTGCCGTCGCAGCCTTCTCGCGCATCGTCTCCTGCCACTTCTGCAGGGCCACCTGCATCCGCCCCACGTCGGCATGGGCGCGCGCCACCACCGAGATTGACCTCGCCGCTTCCGCCGGGTCTGTATCCGCCTGGCGCAGCGCAATAGAAATGCGCAACAGCTGCTCCTGCAGGATTCCGCTCGTCGCCGTCAGCACATCGCCCTCGTCGCCCTCGTCCTTGCACGCCTTGGCTAGCGCGCGCGTGCGGCGCACATCCGCCATGGCCTCGTCGAATTGCCGCTCCAGCTCCGAGCCGTGCCGATGCACCGCGCTCTTGCTCACCTGGTAGCCCTGGTCGCGCAGCCACGCCGCCAAATCCGCATAGCCGGCAAATCCGGATTCCACCAAGCGACGATTCAGCTCGTCGCGAATCTCCTCCGGAAGCTGCCCGACCGCAGAGCGCGCCGGCATCTCAGGCCCCCGGCCGCGGCCGCGCGACCCCGGGCGGAAAGCTCAGCCCCTGCGCCACATCCAGCCCGCGCTCGGTCAGCGTCGCGATGGTCACCCCCGAGGCGCCGCCAGGGCGCTGCGTCACCACAAACCCCTGCTCGTTCAGCCAGGCCAGCTCGACCCGCAGAGAGGCCATGGCCACGTAGACGCCGTCGTCCTGCAGCGCCTTGTGCAGCAGCACGTCGGCCGCTGTCGATTGCGGCGCTTGCGACAAGCAGACCAGCGTCTTGAGTCGTGCCTCCTCGCGTACATGCTCGGAAAAATTCATCCCCGACCCCCTCACTTGTCCAGCAGGTGCTGGTTGATCATTTGCATCGTGTTCTGCAGCGCATGCACCGTCCCGCGCAGCTCGATCGATACGCTCGATACCTCGTTGATCGCCGTGTACAGCTGCGCCAGGTCACTGCGGGTCGGCGTGTCCGCCTGCCGCGCACGCACGTGCGCCAGCGCCTCGTCGATGTGCTGTCTCCGCACATCAAGGTTCATGCGCATGTCGGCCAGCTCTTTCGCCACCTCGTGCTTCAGCGTCTGAATCGCTTCCTGCGTCACCTTGTTGCGCCGATCCCAGATCACAAAGCCGGAGACCATGAACGCCCACGCCAGCATGCCGATATCGATCCAGAAGCGGATCGCCTGATAATCAACAGCCTTTGAATCAATATCGAGCACGTCTCCCCCTTTCGTTACGTTCCTGCCGCGTCTTGCACTCCACGCACAGCTGCGTTCCCGGATATGCCTTCCGGCGCGCCTCTGGGATTGGCTCCAGGCAGTCTCCGCAAGTCTCGGCCGAATCCGCCGCCGTCTTGTCCTCAAGCCCCGCGCGGCGATTCTGATCGGCCAGTTGATCGGCGAGGATTTCCGCCTCGCGTGCCGACGCGCGGTCAAAAAAATCGCTCACGGCGCCCGCACCGGGAAAATGCCGGCGCAGATCAGCACCCGGCCAGCCGTTGTCGTCGCGGTACACACCAGCTTGTACGTCGCCCCGTCCACCCCGCCCGAAAACGGCTGCAGAACCTGCGTCGCCTCTA